GTAAGGCTGTCGGCATAGAGCATTATGCGGTCTCCCGAGGCGTGCCAGGTTCCGTCCGAAGGGTCGCGCCACGCTATGGCCGTCGCTTCGGCCGAGGTGTAGCGTCCGCGTTCGGCGGGGATACCCTCGACGGTAAGTTCGTAAGTCGTGTATATACCGCGGGGCAGCGTGTGCGCCGTGTCGCGGAGCTGCGAGGCGGCGAACCCGGCCGTAAGCAGCATTACGAGTGCGCCGGACTGTGAGTGCAGCAGCAGCGCCAGCGTCCCGGACAGCAAAAAAGCCCCTGCGAGGAACCACAGGGGCAGCGTGAAGCAGTCCGCGGCGAGAATCCCCGCGGCGAACGGTGCGACGGCTTTTACCATCGGCATACGGTCGAGTCGTGCGGACAGGGAGGCGGCTTTCATCTCTGCAAATATAGTAAATTCGGATTGTTTTGTGCGACATTCGGGTGGGGTGTCCCGGTTTTTGGTCTGCTGCCGGCTCTTTGCGGATCCTCGCAACCCGCCTCCGTTTACTGTTTCCTTTCGTCGCCCGCCGGGCGGGTCAGCCGGATGCGGGCTTGTCGCGGACGAACAGTTCCCACCCCAGTTCCACCTCGCCCATATCGGCCGCGGCGCCGTTTTCCACACGCGATACAGCCGCAGCCATGCGTAGCATCGTCGTGCGGTCGCGGGTGTCGAGCAGTTGCCCGTCCGGGATTCCGACGGCGTCGGCCACGGCGCGGATGTAGGTTTCGGTGTGGTTTTCCGAAGGCGGCGCCCACCGCGAAATCATGCCCCGGATCGTGTCGAGCCCGTAGCGTATCCGGTAGGTGTCAAGCAGTACGAATATCGCGCGGTAGCCCCATGCAAGGGACTCGAACTGTTTGAACGCCGGGTCGCGCGAGGGGCGCACTTCGCCCTTGTAGCGCACCTTCGACTGGCGGATATTGCCCGGGTTGCAGTTTTGCAGCCCCCTACTCATCGCCCGCCTCCTTTCGGATACGGCGGCGGACATAGCGGCGCAGCCAATGGAACAGCGGTGCATCGGAGAGCTGTGCGGCATTTTCGAGGAACGACCACAGCTCCACGCCGCATGTGAAACCCGTGAAGAGCCGTGCCACGTTCAGCTGCATGAAGTCCAGGACACAGCTGTCTATCAGCCAGGCCATGGCGATGGCCGTGACCGTAAGTCCCAGTTTGAGCACCGTGCGCCAGGCCTCGCAGCTTTCGAAATACCAGGTGTGCCCCTTGCGGCGGGCAGCGGCGCGGCTGGCGGCTACGCCCGAGAGGAAGTCGATGCCGATGAATGCCATGGCACATGCCACCAGCGGGCCTATGGGGGCGAACAGGGCGATGAAGCCCGCCGTGAGGCCGCTAACGAGTCTGTATAAGGTTTCCATCGGTCGTGCAGCGTTTGAGGATGTTGTTATCGGGATCGTACCCGGGAAATTCCGCGGCATGTGCTTCGAGGTGTTCCGCAGCGCGGCGCAGGAGCGTGCGGGCCTGGCGGCGCAGGCTGCGTTGCAGTTCGCGCAGCGACTGGGCGTCGGCCGGCTGGTAGGAGCCCGATTTGGGGGCTACGGTGCCGCACTGTCCGGTGCGGATGTCGAGCCGCGGCTGTACGGCGATGCGGGTGAAGAGCGCTACCGGGGCTGCGAGGTATTCGGCCGTGAAGCCGGCATGGAGGCCTGCGAGCAGTTTTTCGTGGAATGCCCGTCCGATGACGGGCACGATGTAGCGTTGTTCGGCCGCCGCGATGTCGCCTTCGCCGATGGCTTCCGGCGCAAGGTACTCCCCGTCCGTAAAGGCCGATGCGACGGCTTGTGCAGGGGTGATCAGTGTGTTCATGATTGTCGTGGTTGAAATGAGTGTTCGAGTGCCGCCGGAGGCGGCGAACGGCAAGTTTCGAAAGGCCCGGAGAACCGGCCTTATTCTATGCTTCGTATGTTGTATTTCGTGATCTCCGACAAGAACGCCTGTTGGCGCTCGTCGTCGGGGTCGTAATCCAGCCCGTCGGCCTTGCGGGCTTCCCAGACCTTCATGTAGATGGGTTTGGAGCGCGTCGGCGGACGGTTGATGACCTGTAACGACGAGGCGTCTATCCCCAGAATGGACGTGATCGCCTCGCGCACGGGCTCCGTCAGTTCGGCCTGCTCGCCGAGGATGACCGTGTTGAGCGCCACTTCGTACTCGTGCAGGATACGCTCGGCGCTGAATCCCGAGGCGTAGTCCAGTCCGCTCAGCGTCCGGAACCATGAGTGTGCCACGACGATGTCCGACACGGCCTGTTCGTGCAGCGCCTGCCAGTCGCCTTCGTTCTGCGACGCGATGGGGATGAAGCGCGAATTGTCGCCCTCGCCGCCGTCGCGGATGACGAACATCACCTGCCCGGGGTTGCCTGCGAATTTCTGTTCGGCCAGCCGTACGATGCGCTCGGCTTCGGATTCGTTGTCCACGGTGCTGTCGAGCATCATCACGCCCGAGAGCTGGAACGAGTTGTCGAGCCGCGAGATGTTCCATTTGTCGGTCTTGTAGGCGATGGCCGAGACGTTGAACCCGGCGATATAGGGCGGTACGCCGTAGTGCTCGAACATCGGTTCGTAGTCCTTGTAGTGGATCATGGCCCTCAGCGTGCCGTCCTCCTGCCGTTCGAAGGCCGGGTAGAGGGGCAGCGTCCGTGCCTCGGTGGCGTTGAAGGCCGCCCAGTCGTGGTGCAGCAGGATGTGCGCCGAATCGCGGGCCACGCGGCAGCGTGAAGCGTCCTGGTGGTGGAACGCGAGGAACGAGTGTTCCGCGTCGGTCACTATTTCGAGGAAGGCGTTGCCGAACAGGGCCTTGTCGAAGGCCAGCTTGTTGAGCACCTGCCGCAGGCTCTCCCCGTCGCCGTTCACACGTCGGATGAAGGCTGCGAGCAGGGGTTCATGCCCCTCGTCGCAGGAGAACCCCTTGCCCGAGATGTAGTCGGCCTTGTCGTTGATGATGCGGCGGTGCGTGACCGAACGCCGGGCCATCAGCGCCAGGGCATTGGGGAAGAGATTGTCGTCACCCCAGCGCCAGAACTTGTCGCTTTGGACGCTCCCCGCGCCCGATGTGATATATGGGTCGTCCGCACGGTTGGCGACCGCTACGGCCGGCTTGAATTTCTGTTTTCTGCTCATGCTTCTTGTTCTTTGAGCTCGGCGGCCGGGTCGGTGTCCTCGCTCGCAAGCGTCAGGACGGCCGGCGTGCCGTCGAGGGGTTTGATGCCCGACTCCATGGCGAAGGAGCCCGGGCGCAGGGGTTGCGAGGTGCCGAAACGTGCCGACCATCCCGCCAGCAGCCGCTCGCCCGAGGCCATCGTGACCAGGGCTATGAGCCCTTCGGTCTCGGCCGCACGGCGGAGTGCCGGGGTGAAAGCCTTGCGGAACGCCTCGCGGCCCACGACCAGCGTGAGCGTGTGGCGCACGCGCTGCGGCCCGGCGTCGGTGTCGAGCCGTTCGGCATAGGACGAGCGTTGTTCGGCGAGCGGCAGGGCGGTGAGCTGCGTCGCGTCACGGAAAATCGCTTCGGCGCGCCCGTCCGCCGCCACCGCCGCCCGCAGGAGGTTTCCTGCGGGGGTGACCGTGACGGCTGCGACGCCCCCAGCCGGTTTGCGGGGTGTGGAGGCTGCCATCGTTATGCCGGGTTGTAGGCGTAGGTCATCAGCGTCTCGTCGAGTACGTCGCACCCGGCCATGAAGACGGCACGCTGGCGGTTTTCCATCAGGTCGGGGTTGTACCACATGCGCACTTCGTTGCCGGGGAAATCGGCCGTGTTGACCGCCAGTACCAGGTTGCGGCGGTCGGTCAGCAGGCAGAACGACTTGTGCAGCGACGTGCCGGTGAGGTAGGAGCCCAGACGCACGTCCACGAGCGGTATGCCGTGGTAGGCGAGGCTCGGACGGCCTTCTGTGGTCGCCATGTAGGCGGCATCGGCACTCTTGCCGTCGAGGTATTTCTCGAAAGCGTAGTAGATGTCGGACGTGACGAAGAAGGCGAGCTGCCCGTCGGCCTTCATGTCCTTGACACGCTCGTCGGCGTTCATCCAGAGGTCGTCGAGGACGGCGACTACCTTCTCGGGATCGGAGAAATCCTCAGCCTGGCAGATCGAGTTGTAGAACTTCTCCTGCATGGCTCCGGCCTTCACGGTCTTGAGGAACCCGTCGAAGGTGTTGTAACCCGATGCCGCCGAGGTGTCGCCCACCCACATCGTGGCGCGGATGCTTTCGGCGACGGCCTGTTTGAAGAGTGCTGTCTCGGCCTGTTCGAGTTCGGTGCCCGTCAGGTCGTCCATGTTGACGTCGGCGCGTGCGGCGATCTTTTCATAGACCAGCGAGAAATAGTCGGCGGCCGAAAATCCCAGTTCGGCCTTCACGCGTCCCAGGCTGATGGTCTTTTGCAGCTTGGTCGCTGCGTTGCCGCCCGTCCATCCGGCAGCGGAGTATTTCTGGAGGACGTTGCGCTGTCCGTCCCAGAGCTGGATGGTCGTGGGTACGGGCATGTTATAGAGTACCCGTACGCCCAGTTCGCGGGCGGAGTCGCCGCTCAGGATCGGGCGGAAAAAGATGGTTTCGAGGTCGGAACCGGTGTACTGTTTTGCACTTTCTAAGAAACTCATGGCTGATTTGTTTTTGGTGTTGGGTTATGTCGTGTGTGAATGTCAGATGCCTTTGAAGCGTTTGGCGTCTTCGGCGTAGGCGCGTTGGTTCGCCGTCCGCACCGTATCGCCGTACGACGGGTCTTCGCGCGGTTTGGTGCAGGTGGGCGAGGCGTTCTGCTGCGCCTGCCGTATGGCCGTGGCCGAGCGGCGCAGCAACTCCTGCCGTTCTCCCGCGGTGAGCAGTACATTGCGGTCGGCGGGTAGCTCCTCGCGGCGGTTGAGCCCGATGCCTGCGAGCAGCCGCTCCCAGCCGCGGGCGATATTCCCCGCCAGCGAGGGTGCCGTGCGCTCCTCGTTGTCGGTCACCGTGTCGGCGAGCCCTGCTGCGACGGCCTCTTCGGGCGATAGCCAGCGGCCGTTGCCGTTGTTTTCGGCCATCAGCGCCTCGAACTCCCCGGCCGGGCGGCCGGAACGGGCGGCATAGACCGCGGCGATGCGCGTGTCGGTCTGGCGGAGCAGGTCGAGTTTTCCCGCTATCTCTGCGGCGTTGCCTTCGGCGGCACAGATGGCCGTGTGGATCAGGTAGAGGGCGTTGGCCGAGATTTCGCGGCAGCCGGGCGATGCGGCCTGTGCGATGATCGTCGCCGCCGAGGCCGTGTAACCGTAACAGCGGGTGGTGATGTGCGCATCGAGCGAGCGCAGCGCGTCGTGGATCAGAAGTGCGTCGTTGACGTCGCCGCCCGTCGAGCGGATGTCGACCACGATCTGCGGGGCGTCGATCCCGGCGATGCGCCGCACCGTGTCGCGGAACTTCTCGTAGGTTGCGACGCGCGCTTCGGGCTGGTCGAACTGCCACTCTTCCGGTACGCCGATGGTACCTTCGATCTCGATGCGGCAGACGCCGGCGCTGTTTTTGATTTGGATTTCCGATTTCATGTTTCAGGATTTGTACGTGTTGTAATAGTAGCTGCGCACCTTTTCGTAGGAGCAGCAGAATTCGTCGGCCGTGACGTGCATGGCCTCGCAGCGGGGTACGCCTTCCTCTGCCAGCCGGTCGACCCGTGCCCGTACGGCCCGCTGTTCGCAGGCCCGCAGGTTGACCAGTCCCAATCCGAACAGCCGTTCGACGGCCTGTTCCCCTTCCAGGCCGCCTATTGCGTCGAGCAACACTTCGGCGAGCCGTTTTTCGTGCCGTGTCATCATCCTTCGCTCAGGCGTGTGAAGGTGCATCTGGCCGATGCCGCCTGCGGGTCGTAGCTTTCGATAGCATGGAGCGTGGCGCGGATTTCCTCGCCCCCGGTGTCGAGCCGGAATACCGAACGCAGGTCGGGCATCCCGGTGCCGGGCGTGAAGAGGCTTTCGAATTCGTGCGGCGCGAGCCGCAGCGAGAGGGTGATGCGCTGGCAGGTGGCTTCCTGTGCTGCCTGGCGGTCGTAGCGATGGTGCAGGCCGCGGATGCCGTCGCGGTCTTCGAAACAGAGCGTGAAGCCCTCCGTCGCTGCGTCCCCCGTGAAGTGGAATGCCGCGAGCGGGTATTCCGCCAGCCCCGACGGATACCCCCAGCGTTCGCCCGCGGGCAGCGGGTGCAGCCCGGCGAAGCGCACGATACGGGGCGTGAAGTTGGTGCCGTCCTCCTGCACGTCATCCCGGTCGCCGACCTGCATGATCTGCGCCGAGGGGGCGTTGGCATAGTGCCCAGCCTCGCTGAGCGTGGGCCGGAAGAGGGGGTTGCGCAATACTTGGTCGCCCTCTCGTGCGGCATAGGAATCGGTGCGGACGCTCCACTCCCCGAAGGGGCTCCCGGCTCCGGCATTGAAACGGTTCACGGCGCCGTCGCTTTCCTGGTAGCCCCATGTGCGGCTTTCGTGTATTTCGGGGGCGATGTCGGCCAGCACCACAGGCTGCGAGAAATCGCTCCTGTCGCGCCAGTCGGCCGTGGTTCCGCTGCCGAAAAATTCGTCGGCGGGTTCGATGCGGACGGTCTTGGTCTCCTCCTCGGTGTGGAACCTCAGGTTGAAGAGGTGTTGCAGCGCTTCGAGCAGTGCCGACTGCCGGATAGGATGCCGGGCGACGTCGGCGAAAGTGATTGCGGAGCCGTAGCCCGGTGCCGACGAGAACCGCGGTCGGAGTGAACACTCCTTGTGGAGCGTGAGCGACATTCCCTCCTCTGCGCCGTAGAAATAAATCCGGTCGAAGAATTTGGGCGATGCGGGGGCGATGCGTTCCGGGGCGGTTCGTACCCGCAGCTCGACGGTCGTCCGTCCCGATTCGGTGACGTATCCGTCGTACAGCGCCCAGTCGCCCGCATAGCGTACCCAGCGGGTGCCGCTGCGGATGAGCAACACGGGGTCGGCGACGGTGCCCGAGGCCGGGGTCGTGACCTGCGCCGTGCGCGCCGAAAACTCCGTCCAGAGAGCCTCTGCCACTCCATCCTTCGTGTAGGCCAGGCGGTACTGCGCCCCGTCGGTGTGGTCGAACACGATAGCCAGGTAACGGTGCCCGGGAGAGATGTCCGGCCGGCGGTCTTCATATCGGTTCGCCAGCGTGAAGGGCATGTCGGCGCCCGTCCCGAGGTAAACCGAGTCGAATCCCCGGAGCCGCTCACGCGTCAGGATACGGTGGTCGGTGGTGTATTTCAGGTAGTATTCGAAGCCCGCACTCACTTCGGTCGTGGGGGTGAAGACGATGCGCCCCTTGTCGAACCCGAAGCAGTTGCCGTTGTTGCAAAGTTCGGGAATCGGCTCCCCGTCGGTGTCGAGCGTCTGCGGCGTGGCCGTTTCGACGATGTTGCCCACGCTGTTGGCCGTTGTGCTCGGGTTGGCCGACACCCGCCCCAGGTGGTTGCCCTGTGCGGTGGCCGGAGCCAGCCTGCGGGCGTAGAAGCCCATCCGCGCAGCAAGCGCCGCCGTGTCGCGCGACGGGTAGGCACCGCTCATGTAAAGCGAGCGGAACTCCGGACTGCCCGTGAAATTGCTTTCGATGCGGTAGCCGGCTTCTGCGAAGATCGTCTCGACGAGCGTCGCCACGTGCAGGAAGGGATGGTAGTCGTCCACCGAGAGGATCCTTTCGGCCGGCAGCAGATCCGACGGGCTGTTCTGTTGCGGGTATTCGTCGCGGCGGATCGGGAAAAACTTTACGGGCGAATCGTCCGTCCAGCTGTCCGAGACGGTCGACGGGAGCAGGCGCGCATGATAATCGATGCCCAGGGCGCCGAGCATCCGCCGGGCGGCATTTTTCGCCCAGCGGGCACCGCCTTCGCGGATTTCGATCC